CTGGCAACACACCGGGCCGGCAGTAGTGAAGGAAAGCCTTTGTTATTGGGCAAACCGAATCGTACTGCTGGTTACCGGGTTCTGGTTCCGTTTCCCCGTTAGGAGAGATCGAATCCGTTGTGTTTTTTCAGGGCCAACACCTTTGATAGGTGAGGTACCGTCCAATGGACGGTGCGGCCCTTGGCAACTATGTAACCACCTCTTTTCCTAGTATCTCTAAAAGGATCGAACTCCTCGTCATGTATCTGCCGTGAGGCAGTGACGCGGAGCCAGTTAGGGCTACCCTTGCGGGTACCCCTTCTCGGTTTACTCTCTATGCGTTTAATAGCACGAAGAGTATCCGAAACTGCCTCTGTTATAACTGGATTTCTTAACCAGTTAATATAGTGGAGATCCTCGAACTTCTTTTCCTCTTCCCAGTAGTTAAAACTGTGAAAAGTAAAGGAGTAGAGACCGTGCTGGCTTCGTGCTATAGGTGCAAGACGCATTCTATAGTAGAAGACAAAACGCTCTAGATCAAACGCGATCTTGAGCCCAGCATCGTCAGGAAAATGATCGGGAACGACGCGTATCAATAGGTCGTTCCTTTCATAAAGATCAAAAAGAGTGCACAAGAAGGACTGTCCGGCATACATATAGTTCCGAGTACCGAAGCACGAAATGTACTTCGATATAATTCGGTTTCCTATAATGTTTAGCCAGGGGCCTAGTGCACTTTTTCGATCCGAGGTAGGGGCCTTCAAACTGAAAGGCCGCACATCGTAGCCACGGAGGTAATCACCCCCGCAGCTCTCTCGGAACTGTTCATCACCAAAGAAGGATTTCTCCAAATTTGGCATGAACCCAACGGACTGTAAAACTTCAATGAAGTCTGCAGCCATGCTGGTAGGCACAATACAATCATCCCCAAAGACAGAACAACGACCTAAATCTTCCCATTCCGGGAAGCAGTCGAGTGTTCCATCTTTTTCAAGGAGGACTGCATGAGCCAAGCTCCAAAAGACGAGAGTCTCAAGCGGAAAAGTTACCGCGTTTCCCATTGTTGAAAACATGTTAAGCTTCACCCATTCACCATCAACTTCGATGAAGGGTGATCGTACCATGTCACAACACTCAAACCACATAGGAGGTAATAGCCACCTAAGTAGATCGATACTAACACAATCGGAAGCAGAGCTCCAGTCGATCGTCGCCTCGTGAGAGGTGATCGATGCGATCCGGGCACGTTCCCGATGCTTAGTAGGTAGAGTCTCGAGATCTAAGCCATTTTCCTTTAATCGACGGTACATGAGAGCCATGAGCCCTTGCTGGAGAAACATATTTCCAGTAGGTTCAACGGCAATCATCCTATCGATTTTGGATGACTTAGATACGGTAGTTGCCCGCGATCCAGTTACGTACTGATATCTGTCACCGAACGGTGTGCTCTCATTATGATAAATGAGTGCCGACTTCAACTGGCTGTTGTAGTCGAGATAGCGGTCCATAATAGTGGAAGCGCGACTAGTTATAGTAATAGGAAACGAAGATTTAGCTTCGATACTGGTGTCGGAAAAACTGACGCCAATACTTGAGCCGGTCCCATGTTTACAACAATGGAACCATTCATCTTCAGTAAAAGGTGAGAGAACCTGACCAATTATAGCACGCGCTCTTAGGAAAACGTTCCTTCGAGTTGTATAGCGTGTCTGAGGCACAGAGGGTAGCTTAGCTGGCAGATCGAGATCTGCTTCGCAAAATGCCGCCATGTGATCGTTTGTTATCAAAAACTTCATGATAGCAAACGTCCTCAGATCGGGGTCTCTCGAGACGGACGTGTATTTCTTGTCCAACTCTAAAACCATCCTATCATGTAACATCATAGTCGAGCCATCCGTTGGATTCTTTGCACTTGCAAAATCCTGGATGTCGCGTGTGACTGCCTGGCAGATCTGTGTTTTGATCATGTCAGGACTAAAGATCTTAGCTTTCTTTCTCATTGGGAGATCTCCTAGTTGAGAAGGATTAATGGATCAAACGGGTTTACTCCGGTTTTTCCGGCTCCTTTTTGCTCTTCTTTTTATCAGCGAGACGAATTAACATCTCGATGAGAAGAGCTAACCAACCCTGCCTATTCATAGCAGGATTAATTAAGGGAGCGGTTAAGCCAGAACGCGTCGAAGTCTGTGTCCATAATACATTGACACAGCCTCAACTTCATGTCAGCAAACTCGGCCGACGTCGTTTCGACGTCGATTGCAAAGTTTGCACCGGCAGTGTTGACCGTGAGGCCACCATTGTCGAGTGACAGAGGATCCTTCATAAGAATGGAGGTACGCGCTTGAGTATATCCGTTGGGTGCACCGGCTGACGGTTTTGGATCCTTGACAGTACACACAATAGTCTTCTGTGTCCGCGCATCAACTGCAGCGGTATCATAGAGGACATGTGTATTGCCTTGGGCTCCGCGACCGGCAAATGCCAGAGCAGATCCACCTGTTGGGACAACATAAGTTGCACCCTCCAGAATGCTAGCGTTTATTAAGGACATTTTCATACCTTTTGGTTTGTATAGATCCTAGCCTAGATGTCCGAACTTCTTCGGTAGGCGCGAAAAGATAATCGCAATCAGATCTAGAATTGATGTGATGTCTTTGACTAATCTTCTCCCCGTGAGGGGAGGGACTATGTCATTGACACCGGGTTGCCATAAACTCCTATTCATAGTAAACTTATTCCAAGTTACTGTGTCAGGGAGGCCTATGGTCCAAGTAAAGGTTCCATACGGTGAGTACATACCAACACACGAGTTTGTGTGGATGGCTTCTACTCGGTCCGTAACGGAACCAGAAAGGATCGTAACGTTTGGGTCGGCAAGATTCATATAAGCGGATATCAAAGATTTGATATCCCAAATACGATCATACATAAAGCTCAGGGGAACGAGTTCCCACAAAGTTTTAGGTATGTCTTTCCTTCTCAAACCGAGTTTGAAGTTCACATCGACTATGGGGTTAGACACCTCATACAAGATGCTTGCGTGCACACGGCGGTTTTTAGCACTGATCTTACGGTATTGATACACAACTTGTGTACCTACTCCGCCAGTCCAGGGCTCGTGTAGCTCACTGGTTTCCTTCTTATCGAAGGCATAACCGTGAGCATTACGACGGCCGGGTCTTCTCACGTTCTTGTCTGCCAGAGCTTCTGCGGCGGTCATCGCTGACCTAACCAGAGGAGCAAAGGCAAATCGATACGTATTCCACAAATCCGCGAGGGCTTCCGCCCGTTTAAATGCGTCTTTGTAGTTTACGGCTCGATCATGCTTTCGTCTGAAAGCTTGCGCAAGGTTTGAGATAGTAGCAAGAGGACTTCTGAGAAACCGAAGGGTTTCCCGGATTTCCATTAGATCTTCAAAGAACTCGTAAGGCGTAGAGTCCACATTGGCTAAGGCTTTCGTCTTAGCTAGTGAAGGAGCATCGAAACTTAAACTAACACTGTTACTATCGTACCCAGTATAATTGCAAACATTAAGCAATTGGTGGGCCGTATTGTTACCGTGAGTTAAGCTAAATGTTCCAGCGACCGGATCCGGGTTATAAACCTGAAGAAAGAAAACTTCAGATGGATCGACCACTCTCGAATCGACTTCATAACTAAGCGGATTGTTTATCACCTCCCCAGCCTTGATGCGTGCGTTAAAGTTAGGAATGACATAGTCATCCATGACTTTAGACTGCGACTCAACAAGGTAGGAAGGCCTGTTTACAACTTGGCCAGTCTGACTGTTAAACAAAATAACATTGTCAGTGGCTCCGGTTGAAGAATCAGACCTATGACGAGATGACATAGCAATGCTCCGAAAAGTTAGTTACGATCTCCGAAGTCCACAACTCAACGACGGAAGAATAATATCGCAAGGCCAAGATAGCAAATGACGAACACTAACAGTATTAATACACTGTCAGGTCCTAACATTTCAATCATGTCCATGTGATTTCTCCTTCTTATCGTTAAGGTAATATCCAATCGTGACTATACGACAGAGGTTATAGGGTGGCTCTACGCCATCCCCCAGCTCTTTGCTGGGTTACCGGATTTTTACCGGCCCTATAACTTGAGTCTAGCCCGTGTTGGAGTGTGGACT